AATACATATATACTAATTGTTTTCTTCAAAGTGGGCCTCCATTATATAGGGTCTGCCGGACCAGTGCTTGCCAATTCCCCGGTTATAGGTACTAATGATGGCATCCACCTTGCCACTATCTGCGAAGCAACTAATCTTAATAGGCTCAAGCCAATTTGGTTCACATACTATCCGTTTCATACTCAAAGATATAAGGACGCTCTCTATTGTTATGTGGATTATAACCCTTGTAATAACAAGAAATCAAGCAAACGGACTTTACTCTATCCGCTTGCTTATCAACGGAAAGCGATGAACTACCGGGAAAACATAAATGTCTAATCGTCTTCGGTCTCATATTCCATTACAAATTGGCGTTCGTGTGAATAACATCCAATCAATTTATAATACCCGGCAATCAAGCACCGGAACTTCCGCTTACTTGTAGGTGGAATGAACACCTCACACTTCCAAGTAGGCTCACACAATATCCTATGCGTCTTCGCCAAAGTCATCTCCGATTTCGGCTTCATCGGCTTTGTGTGCTGGCACATTGAGATTTTCCATACCCTTGATTCCATTGGCAAGCAACTTATCAACGGTTTCTTGTTTCAAATAATACTTTTCATCCACCTTGTCTTCAAGAATGTCTTCAAGGTAAATGTGTTGGTCTTCCGGTTGTGGAATATCGGGAACAACTTTCTTGAACAAGCCAATAGTCTTGGTGCGAATATTAGTCCAGTAAATTCGGCGGCGATTCTGGGCAGAAACAAGGGCAGAGTTCACGTGAACCCCTGCAATGCCAATGGCTTTAGTTAATACGGCTTCCCATTTTTCGCCCATTTCAACATTTTCCAAGAAGAAAAGGACATTAGGATTAGTTTCACGAACTTCGTGTAAAATTCGCATATACTCCCAAAAAAGATAAGATTCACCGACAAACTTGAACCCCTCATTTTTAAGTTCCAAGTAGCGGTCAAGAGTATAAATTTCTTCGTTAGTTTCGGTACTCATACCATTTCTGCGACCGGCAAACGAAAAACTCTGGCAGGGCGAACCACCAATGAGCAAGTCGATGTGACCCAACTTTCGGGCATCTACTTCGGTCACACTACCCAACTGGATAGTATTAGGGAAATTGAGTTGAGTTTGAGCGATGGCGTGCTTGTCAATTTCGGATGCATAGTATGTTTCTACATCCACATTCATTTCGCGCAAAGCGATTTGACCAACCGACATACCATCAAACAGAGATAATACTTTAATACCCATTTATGTTTTTCCTTATGTTTCAAGTTCCAATATAATACCATACTAGGTTGTCACGGCTTCCACAACCAGTTTCTTGCCAAAAACAAATGTAGTTTTCATTTTTTGAGTTTTACCTAAAATATTGTCGCATATAAAGTTGCGGGCATAGTCCGGGCTAATCATAGACCTTTCTTCGCTACACAACCCTGCCGTTCCGCTACCCTTGGCGGCTTCTTTCCGCTTGCCACAAACCACATTCTTAATCTTATCGGGGGGTGTCGGTTGCTTCGTGTAGCCGTGGGTAGGTTTACAATTAAAGAACCAGTATGCCGTGGGCTTTTGGAAATAATCGCCCCTTTGAGTCCTATCGTTGTCGATAAGGTCGGGATGCTTCACAAAATTCCCCTGCTTAAAATAATGTTGCATAGCATAAGGGTTCTCAAGAATCATACGGAGACCCCTAGACATCACGATATGGATGAGCTTGAGCAACTTGTCATAGAAGATGTAGCGATTCTTCGCACGTTCTATAATCTTCGTAGTCTTTTCTACATCCGTCAAGGTTCGGTAATTGTTATGTGACCAAGCGAATGCGGTCATTGACATACATTCAAAATAGATGCAGGGAAAGAATGCCATCAACAAGTCATCCTTGGTAAAAGAATCAAAGATGCTCGGTTCTCCAGCATAGGCTTTCTCAATCTCAACGAAAAGGTCATCCGTGTGGTCGGTCTGCCCAAAGTTATTTTGAATATCCCAATCTTCTGCGGAATAACCCAACTTAATGAATTGTTGCTTGAAAGTACCACTTTGCTCAAAAAGGCAATGTACCTTACCAGTAATATCCATACTTACTACTCCTATTATCGTCTGCCACGGCTACCAGTTCGTCTGCCCGAAGACCTAGCCGGCATATCATCATCTTCGTTAGTGTATTCTTCTTCTCTGCCCATATCAACGGCAGAGAGCAACTTACAATCAAGGTAAGGTCTGCCGATAGCAAGACAACTTGTACACACAACTTGGTCATTGACCGGTGCGCCATCACGATTAGTATTGCAAGCCAAACGAACGATGCCCCTATCTTTTTCTTCGGGTGTGTGGTTAATCGTAATCATCTTTGTGACATGGGCAACCTTACGGATGTCTTCGGAAACAGTATTTTCGGTTGCATCCTTTGAGCCACCAACGGTCTCACGACCGGTCTGCGACACCGTAGCCACGATGCCCTTAATCTTACTTGCAAGACCACGGAGCGAAATCCAAGTTCGGTTAATCTTATCGCGTTCGTCATTGCCACTACCCAAGTCCATAATATCGGCATAGTCCACGACAATGACATTCGGTACGAATGCTTCGTACACTTCCATATCTTTGAGTTCCGCTTCCAATCCACGGACGGACAATGTTCTTGACGGATAAGTAATAACTTGCAAATCGCCAGTGCGAGATACCCTGCGGATAGTTTGTTGCAGTTGGGCAATATCTCCGGGGTCGGTCTCAACCTTTTCGGATTGATAACGATTATCCACGATACGGAACTTTTCGCCATCGCCCATATCTTCAAATTCGGGCCAAGCAACTTCTTCGCCATATCGGGATTTTCCGTTAATCATCTGCCAGAATCGTCTTACCGTCTGGGGTTCGGACATTTCAAGGCTAACAAACAGAACTTTACAACCCTGCAAAGCCGCTTGCACGGCAAAGGTCATCAACCACCAAGTCTTACCACTTTTCGGGGGTCCAATGAATGCAATAAAATCTTCACGGATAAACGGCCCAATAATCCTACCAAGTTCTCCCGGCATCGTAAAGATTTCTTCATCGGTATTCTCAAATGCCTGCGAAATAATGGAGGCATCACGGAACATATCGACCTTGGTAGATTTCTTCACATCGGGCTTGACATAATCCGCAACGGCGTGTTCGCCAGCGGACACATCCCCCATTTGGACGGCTCGGTTCAACTTCTCGGAGAGCAAAGCCAAGGCACGCAAGCGGAAATACTTGAGAGCCATATCCATAGAATAGGCAATGTTGGATGGCAACCATTCATCGGAGCAAGACGATAAGAATGTGTACACCATATCGGCATCGGCTTCTTTGAGTTCGGAAGCCCTTTGCCGGTAAATGTCCGTGATGGCTTGTCCGGGGGCATCCCCAGTTCGGGAGAAAAACTCCCAAACCCAAGTCGCAACAATACGGCTCATTGTGGATTCAAACATTGATGGGTCACCAGCCTTAAAGCATTTAGCCAAAAGGGGTGTACTCATAATCAAATTAGAGAGAACTCGTCTCTCAACACTCATTTCTACTTTTTCACGATGCAACATAAGCAAATATCAATATAAGTACAACCTAGTATGTCTTCATACCACGGCGTTCAAGGATTTCGGTTATAAGGTCTGTGCCAGCCGTTTCCTTGCCGTCCATAATGCTATCAAGCATCTTTGCACGGCTATCAAGAACTTCCATAGCATCCATATCAATAGTTCCGGGTGCTACAAGATAATAAGCCGTCACGGGCTTTGTTTGACCCCCACGATGGAGTCGGTCGATGGCTTGGCGATGGTAATTTGGTGTATGGGCAAACTCTGCGAAAGCCACATTAGATGCCACATCTTGAAGACCATCAATGCCCACACCGCCAGCCTGAATATTCGCAACCATCAAACGGCAACTTCGGGTATTGATGAACTTGTCAATGGCTTCTTGTCGTTCGGTAGGAGTCATACCACCATACAACTTTGACGGATTCCATTGGTAAAGGTTCTTGCAGAGCAAATCCACGACATCTCTATGCCACGCAAAAAGAAGCAACTTCGGGCCACTCCCCAAGAAATCATCAAGCCAATCATACATAGCCTTTTCCTTGAGCAAGAAAGCCGTTCGCAAGAGCTTTGCGACTCTTGCCCTTGGCGAGTCATCCCCAGAGTAAGTAGTACCCCCAGAGAATGCTTCTTTTTCTTCTTGCAAGTATTCTTGCATTGCTTTCTTGTCCACTTCAAGCGGAACGGCTTCCACGGTTTTTGGTGGCAAGTCTTTCATCACTTCATCCTTGGTTCTGCGGAGCATACAACCAACCAAGAGTTCATGGAGTTCTTCAACATTGGATGCACCATCCCAAGTCTTATTTCCGTGGTCATTTTCTTGGGGGTCACAATAGCGATACAAGAAGCGATACCGATTATTGAAATGCTTCGGTTCTACGATGCTCAATAACGGCCAGAATTGCTTTGGCTTGGACATCGCGGGAGTACCACTCATACCGATAACATGGGGTACAATTTTGGACAAAGCCTTGAATGCGATAGACCTATTAGAATCGGGGTTTCCAATGGCTTGGACTTCATCGCCTACAAGAAGACGGAAACCTACCCTACTCAAGGGACCATCGGCAATGAAATGATATTCTTCCGTTTGGGGGTCTTTTTTATAATGCCCTACCCATTCTGCCAAAATATCCCAGTTGATAATGTAGCACCGGTCTTTAGACAATTCGTAAGGTGTCTTTCCGTACAAGATAGTCACATCGGGATAATGCTTCTTTGTTGAGCCAACCCATCTGCGATATGCACTTTGCCATTGCAGTTTTGTAGGAGCATTGACCACGAACAATGCAGGGTATGCATTTGCATACACCATCCAAGCAAGCGATTGAACGGTCTTACCGGTACCCATATCATCGCCCAAGGCAACACGACCATGACGATGTTGTGCGAACTTCAAGAAATCCACTTGGTATGGGCGAAGACCCGGAATAATAGTTCCTTCGGGGTCAAGTTGAATCTTGTCAATCAATGCCTTTTGCTTGATTCGGGGGTCGGGCTTCGGCTTGTCTTCATCCCCTGCAACTGGTTCGGGCCAACCCGATTGCTTGAGCCAATTTTGGGTACTCAAGTTCCACGGCAATTCCCACTTTTTTGAAGCGGCATTATATTCACGATTCGGAAATTTTCGGATGACTTCAAGTATCTTTTTCCAATCACTTGTAGCCCTAGTAGTCCAGTTAATTTCAACTTTCTTGCGTCCCGGACGGAAAGCAATAAAATACTTGCTACCCGGTATGGGGTCTAGCGGAGGGGGCAATTCAGCCCGATGTTGCGAAAAAATATCAAAACCCATTTAATTTACCTATACATAGGAATTTCAACACCACGATTAGATTTCGCCCATTGAGCGAATCTAAACCACATATTAGAGCCGGGATAGATGAACTTTGCCGGCAAAGCACGCCCACTACAAGAAGCGTTCCAATCCTTTACAAGAGTCATCGCCATCCCTAAATCGGCAAGCCTAACCTTGTTCTGGGGGTACTTGAGTAAATCTGCCCTGCTATCCTTGTACCAATCAACAAACTTCTTGACACCATCCCAGTAGGAATCCATAGAACCTTTCGGCAAGCTCCGCAAGTAATCGGATTGCTTGATGGCTTCTTCTGCAATCTTCACACAAGAATCCGGCAAAATAGACTTGAGAGCCTTTGATTTTTCAATCTCCCACAATACTTCGCAGAACGGAGACCATTCAGTACCCGCTTTAGTCGTGGACACGATAAAGGATAGCAACGACCGTCTAGGAATCTTACCTTTTTCAAGAGACGGCCACCAAAAGCCACCATTGCTAAACGAATCCGCTACATAGTCAAGACACTTTTCAATAGTCTCCAAGACGGCGGGTATATCTTTAAAACGATTCTTAACTATCGTGGGTCCACCACCTTTTTCCTTGGTCTTTGTGAGCCACGTCCTATCCCATCGGTGGCTATCGTGATAAAGGTTGGATGACAACCATATAATTTCCCTGCAAGTAGTCTCCCACACCTTGCTATCTGTTCGAGTTGCAGATAGGAACGAATACTTGTCGGTCACTAACGACCGAAGATGTGTGATGTCACTAGGAGACATACTCCCCGATGGTCTAGGAATTACGATGTTGAACCCAGACTTACGAACTTCTTTCGGCTTTTCAACGGGTGCTTTTCGCTTCGGTTCGTCAATAGTTGCATGGGTCTTGACATAAGGTCGTTGGACTTTCAACGGAAACGCTTGGGCCATCAAGTCGATGGTCTCCAAACGAATCTCAATAGACTTCGCCCCGGTCACGGCTACTTTTGCAGAGATGCCAGATTGCGAAAGCCATTCTTGCAGTTTTGGTAGAATCTCGGTTATGTTAGTCATTGACTCACTTTGTATGGTTTGAAATCCACTTATCCAAGAGTCGGTTGTACTTGTCCATCTTAATAGGGCAAGTAGAATAGAAGATGCTCTCACATTTCTTGCGAGAAAGCCCGATGTCCGTAATCTTCGGGGCAGGGGGCAATCGCTTACCCCTATAAAGTGGGTCAAACCAGATGGCAGACGGCTTCCATTGGCGATGAAGCATTTCACGCATAATGGATGTGTGATACCAAGTGACCACTTCCCACGGCAGGGCATAATACCAAGTATGAGACCCCTTGGGGCTATGCCAAGCGTTTGAACGAACTTTACAAATATCCCGATGCAATGCCAAAAGCAATTTATCGGGCAAATTAGGTAATTGGGCGGGAGTCCACATTATCATAGATGTCTTCTTTTTCGCTAAATTTTGGTTCAAATGTAATATAAATACATACTAGATAGTCTCCCCGACAATGAAAAAAAAATAAAATAATTTTTAATAAACCACTTGACAACATCGTGATATTTAGTTATATTCAATATGGAAAACGATGGTAGTCTATAATCAAGGAGACTCATAATGGCTAACAACAAGGTAATCGGTATGGATGACATCATTGGCACACTTTTCGCCATCCAAGAAGAAATCAAAGCAACCGACAATACTTTGCGAAATTCGTCTTTTTTCCAAGCGATTGAAACTCTCCGTATGGGTCTTGTCACGGACCAGCATAAATGGGGTAATACCTTGATGTCCACGGAAAAGGCATATAATAAGGTCAAGATTACCGCGAAATCGCCAAGGCTTCTTGCAGAACTTGACAACATCCGTAAGAAACTCTGGAATGGAAATGCCAAATAACCAAAGGAATATGTATGACCCCAGAAGCATACGATAACATCGTCAAAAGTTATGGCTTTGAGCGAGGTCCCCACGCCACTTGTGGCGAAGACTATTATTATCTCTCCAAGGAACTCTATCCCGATGAACTCTTTGAGTATAAGGGTGGTAGATACATTTTACCGGCAGGGGGTCAAGGACCCGGCTATCTTTGCTTGAATCCGTATGTTGGGATGAACCACAAGATTCAAGGTTGCCATAACGGCCCAATCGGTTCGGATATTTCTATGAGATATTTTGAACACATATCGGAGAGTCAAGTTCGGAAAGCTCTTAATGCATTCTTCGGACAACTCCAAAAGTGTGTGATAATCTGCTACTCCCGAAAATACAAATAACCCATAACCATAAGGAAATCAAAAATGGATGAACTTACATTTAGAGAAAAAGTAATTTTCGGTAAGGCTTCTTGGAATGTAGCCTTTGCCGAATTGCTCAAAGAAGCCCGCGAAAGCAAGACATTGAGCAAAGATGGTGTGCAGTATGCCAATGAAATCTTTACACGACCGGAACTTACGGAATATGCTATGCAGATTCTCAAGGGAGTCTCCGATGAAAAGGACTATAACAAGTCTCTCCAGGCAAAGCCCGACATCTATAAATCTGCCAATATCTTGAAGCAACTCGACAAGTACCCAAGTGGCTTTTTCTTCCACTACCGCAAAACGGATGACCCATCCGAAATCAAGGTAATCAAACCGGATGAAATGCCGAACTTTCGTCTTTTTGATAAACCACCCCAGCCGGGTCCACTTGACGAAGCAACTATCAAGAAAGTCAAGAAAGCGGCAGAAACATTCCGTAAGACATTATCGGAACTAGGTGTCCAAATTGTCATTGACACGAATACAGACCACGACATCCGTATTGAAGCCGTCAAGGGTCCGGTCACTAGCCACGTTAGTAGGGCATACGAAACTCCGCAGAGTGTTGAACTGGACCTTGATGTGTTTGAATACAATAGCGAATATTCGGGTCTCATCGTGGATAACCACTTGTACCACGCAAATTGTTAAAATATTTCTAATAATTTTTACAAAAATATCTTGACAATGTAATGATAATTAGTTATATTCTATAACGGAAAAAACAACAACACAATTCAATAAGGAGATACCCTATGAACTTTACCGAAATCTACCCGACCGGCTTTTCTTCTTGGACGGCTTACTATCGCCATAAGGAAAAGGTTGAAAAAATCAAGTATTGGATGCAGGGCATCTTCGGTAGTATTGTGCTTCTCGGTGGCTATGCCTTTTGTGGCTACATCGACACGATGATGTAATTGGGTGGTTATGGACAATAAAGTAAAAATCAAAATAGAACAAAACCGAAATGGTCGCAAGTATGACATCCCAAAAGATGTCATTGATAAATACTTGTCAAAGCCCACAGAAGACCGAACCGTGACACTCGGATTCGGCAATATGGAACATAAGCCGTGTGCCGGCATATTTTCCGATGTTGCCCATACTTTAGGTATTGGTGTTGCTTCCGGTTTTATTGATATTGACCATCACCTATTCGTGGATATTGACTTGGACACAAATTTGCCGGACTATAAGACTTTTGCCAAGTTATGCGAAGACGGCGCTACTTTTGGTTTCGGTATTAGGGGTGTTGGAGAATGCCTTGAAGACGGTACTTTCGTTATGGATGACATTAAAGGCGTGTCGGTTATGCCGTGTCCGGGAAAGGAGAAAGAATGAGTGCTATTGATAACGATTTAGACATCCGAAATCCGAATCCCCGAAAAGTGATTTGTACCCAGTCCACGGACAATGTATGGAAAAGTGGGGGCGATTACAAACACGAACTTATCGTGGGCGAAACCTATGAACTTGAACAAATTGATGTTCATAGCGATTTCACTCTGCTAAAAATCAAAGGTTTTGACAACTGGTTTAATTCGGTTCTTTTTACGGAAGCACAAGATGCCCAAGCAAAGTAATGACGAACTTTTCAAGCTCTATCAATCCTTGACCATTGAGCAATGCGTGGAACTATACAAGCAACAAAAAGCGAACCTTAATGCTCACGATTCCACGGCGATTCTTGCCATCATCGGTGCGAAAACCGTATATGGAAAAGGGTATATACCGGGCTACAAGTATATTGTAAAAAAGAAGCAAGATGCAGAAAGCAAGTGATGCCGTATCAATAAGCCTTATGGCTTCCATATCATTAGTTTATACCGCCACTATGCTATTTGCTAGTGGCTTAACGGCTATGCTTGCAATAAAGATATTGTTTTATTAAAAGAGAGACACAATATGAAAAGTACATGGACTAAAACCGAAATCAACCTTATTAAAAAGGGCAAAGTACCGGATGGGCGAACCGTTGCCCAATGCATCCAGCAATCATCCAATATGGGAATACCTTGGAAAAAGGATGATTCGTGGACACGTGATGAAATAAAGATGCTCAAGGATGGCATCGCCCCACCTAAAAAGACTCACGGACAAATCCGTAAGTATTGCAGAAAGAACGGCATCGCATTACCCGATGGGGTTGCCCCGATGGATGGCCCCGGTAGAAAGCAAGTATCGTGGACGGATGACGAACTAAATCTGCTCAAGCAAGACATCATCCCGGATGGCAAGACCTACAATCAATGTGTGTATGCTTGCCGTATGTATTTGAACAAGGGTTTCCGTCCGAAAAATACTCCGCAGAGAGAAAAGATTGCGGAGCGTGGTAAGGTATTCTATGAACTTTGGCGTGATGGCAAGAAACAGCAAGACATTGCAGAAGAATATGGCTTGACTCGCCAACGAGTCCATCAACTTATTACCAAGTATTTGGAATCAACAAAAGAAGAATGAACTCTTACGGAACAAGTTTTTGGTTAAGCACATTTGAAAAATTGTGCAAAGAGTATCATCTAGGGTTGCTCTGCAACAACGATGGTCGATACGAATGTGCAAGATTCGCTTATTGGATTGATTGGAAACTGGGTCAAGACTACCCAGTTCCTATCGTTGCTTGGGAACCACCCAACATCGTTGGGGTGTTTGGTTCGGTGTACAATAAAGACCATAAGCCGTGGCTAGATACTCCGATGTTCACGGAATGCCCCTGCGTGACGATATTAGGGGAAAACACAAGCCATCGGGATATAAAGAGTTTCAAAAGTGTACCACCATTAGCCCAGACGATTGATTGTGATGAATCTCTTTTAAGGCGATACATTGAAACGGCTATCCACGAAATTAAACTGCATAAAGATGAAATAAAAGAGTATCTGGACAAGGGAATCCCTTTCAAGATTGCTCAAACGCATCTGGTACGATATGACGGATTGGAAACGACTATTTGATGATTTAGGTGTTCCGTGTTGGGATAGTGGAAAAAATGTTGCCCCCGGCAACATAAACATTAGATGTCCATTCTGCGATGACCACTCCAATCATGGTGGTTTCTCAATAGAAAAAGGAAATTATCAATGTTGGCGATGTCAAGGTGGCTACCCTGCAAAAGCCGTAGCACTTGCGGCTGGAATCCCTTTGCAGACGGCAAAAGACCTTATCGCCAAATACTCCCACGGTGCAATTAGTTCGGGGAGATTTACAAGCGATAGACCAAAGGCACACGGCAAGTCAATTACCCTGCCGGGCGGACCCTTGCAAGATGCTCATAAGAAATATCTCATAGGTCGTGGCTTTGACCCCGATGAACTATCATTCTATTATGGAATACTTGGTACTGGCTTTGCAGATAGATGGCAGGGTATAGATTTCCGATTCCGTATCATCATCCCGATTTACGATGTGAACGGAGACCTATGTACTTTCCAAGGCAGAGACTACACGGGCAAGCAAGAACTGCGATATAAATGTTGTCCGGTGGAAAAAGCCATTGTGCATCATAAGCACCTATTGTATGGGGCGAATCTAGCCCGAAATAAGGATAGAATCGTTGTTGTTGAGGGTGTGTTCGACCAATGGCGAATGGGACCTGGGACGGTTGCCACTTTCGGAACGAGTCTTACTAGAGAACAAGTAAACCTTTTGTCATTGTGGCCCGAAGTCATCTTTCTTTTCGACCCAGAACCCGAAGCCCAAGCACACGCAAGAGAATATGCGAGAGACTTGGCGGCTTGCGGATGCTCCGTTGAAGTATGTGCCGCGGAACTTGGATTGGACAAGAAAGGAAATCCAAGAGACCCCGGAGACCTAACACCGGCAGAAGCAAGTGACATCCGTAAAGAACTAGGTATCTAACAAAGTATCATAACCTAGTACACACTTATATTTATACCAACTAACCAATCGAGGATATAAAATGCCTTTCAACATTCTTACCCCTGCATCCACGGCGGAAGCATCCGCATCATTCCAAGTTGATGTTCTCAAGCGATTCATTAAACTTGCGAAACCGGTTATACCGACAAAGACCACAATTCCAGTTCTTGAACACATCCGCATCTACACGGAAAAAGGAAAGGGATTCTTACTTGCTACCAATCTGGAATGTTTTGTCCGTGTTGAAATCAATGGTCTCGGTAAGGGTACGATTGACTTGTCCGTGAGTTTCAAAGCTCTGGATGCGATGCTCACGAAAATCGGTAATGGTTCAATTCTTCTTGAACGCAATGGCGATATGCTCTCATTCAAATTGGGCAAAACTCATTTTGAAATGAAAGGATATGACGGTAAGGATTTCCCCATCTTGAAACCGTTTACCGCAGTTGTTGATACGGCTACTTGGGCTACCAAGGACATCGTGTTCGTGAATCAATATGTTGCATCCGTAGCAAGTAAAGACACATCCCGAATTGACCTTAATGGCGTTCTCGTTAGCATTGATGGCGATAAGTGTGACTTTATGTCATCCGATAGGCATATCCTTGTATGCACGGACTATGCACACGAAAAGCAATACAATGTTCCCAAGATTCTCTTTGAAGTCCTTTCTGCCATAGAGTTTGTTCAACCCCTTACAGCATCTTTTTCGGAAAATAGTGTAAAGGTCACTTGTGGTAGCACTACCATTACTTGTGCTTACATCAAGATTCCGTTCCCGAATATGGTCAATAATCTCATCCCGAAAGCATTCAAGTATCAATATAAGTTGAATGTTGTTAAGCTCCGTGACCATCTCACAAAAATGGTAAATCTTGCAACAACTCCGAAAGAAGCAAGTGTGCCGGTTGGTGTGAATCTCAAGAAGAACACATTCTTCGTGGATATGATGGATGTTAATTGCACCAGCGCCGAAACCCCGGATGACGAAATTTGGATGAGAATTGATGCAAGACGATGGCTTCTCATCTTGGAAAGGTTCAACGATGTCACGGAGATTTTCGCAGGGTTCAATACCCAAGAGGGTCCGACTCTTTGGTGGGATTCTCACGCGAAGTCATTGCTTATGCCGTTGCTTTTCAACCGATAACGAGGTATCACAATGACCGACATATCCATATTAAGCAAAGTCAAGACGCATTTAACCGAAGACGGATTATACTCAACGACTTGGTACAATGCTTGTGACATTGATATTATCGTTCGCAAACTTATTGATGAACGAGATTATTACCGCAAGCAAGTTGAAGATGCCATCTATCCTATGCCACCGGACTACACTAAAGATTTCGACCCGAATGGTACGGCAAACTATCTTGTGGAACTTGGACCAGATAAATTGATTGCCATTCCGAACCCAGAAACTTTCCGTAGTATGTTCAATGCGGTCATCAAGGATATTGCTAGTGGCAAATATCTTTCACTTGTCAAAAAGGAGTAGCCTATGCTTTACGAGACATTAAAGGCATTCGGAATTAAAGGCGAAGAAAACGGCAGATTATACTTTGCGGAAGTCTATCCCAAGAAAAAAGTAGATGCCGCAATCAAGGAAATTCTTGATGTCATCAAGAGTCTTCGCCCGGATGACCCTAGCGGAGTCCACCCCGAATACAAAATTGACAAGTCATCCAAAAAGACACAAACCGAAGCCATCAAAGACTATCTTTTGCAGGGGCATTCAATAACACCCCTAGATGCTCTTGAGATGTTCGGTTGCTTCCGACTGGGTGCTAGAATAGCCGATTTGAAAAAACAAGGCTACAAAGTGGATTCCAAGATAAAGAAAGACGAACGAACGGGCAAGCGATATGCCCTTTACAAATTGGAGCAATAATGCGATATACATATAAAGAACTGCAAGATGTATTAGGTATTATCCGCAACTGGTCGTGGAAAGATGGAAAGAACCCCGCTAGTTTTTCTAGTCTTGCGTTGAAACATTGCCTACTGGAAGTCCATAAGAACTGGAACAATCGTAATGATTGGATGACACTCTATAAAAAAGATGGTGCCATATCTAGTATAGACCCGCTTCTTCGTGTTAGTTCGGGTTTCAAAAAAATCACATTACTTGGTATCAAGGAATGTTGGAAGAAAACAGTAAAAGCCCATACTAAACGAATTAGGCGAGTGAAACTCACAAAAGACGTGTGGTCTGCACATATAGAGCTTACGAAGTTTATGAATAGTCATCCCGACTATTATGAACCCATCAAGCATCAAAAAGTCTGCAAGTTCTTAAATGATAGTATATGGTGTCCTAATATCATTGTAGATGCGGGTACATATAAGGATAAAGATGGAAAGCCCATCCAATTATTGCTTCCATTCAATTCCGTCATAGCCGTGTGGCAATCGGAAAAGATGAATCCCGTGGGAAACTTTGAATTGCTAGAGAACCTTGGAATCAAGTTCTATGCAGTACCAAAAAGTGTTAGCGAAACATTATCCCAGATGTAAATAAAAAAGCCCCCCGATTGATTCGGGGGGTTTAGTGTAAATGGACTCAAATAGTTTCAAAAGGTCTTGATTGATTACGGATTGGTAGATTACGTGCCATAACGATGTCGATGTATTGTTGCAGGGATTCCCTATAATCCGTATGCTTTAATTCATCACCACCTACATTTCCGTTGAGCATCACATCCAATGTAATAGCAACCTTGAGATTCAAATAATCGCAGACAAGACCAATGTACTGGTCTTCGCTACCCCATCTTGTAAATCGTGGTTCAAAGAAATATCCATCGTTATATTCCATAATCTTCTTGAGGGCAGAAACACGAATAGCAAAGCCACAAGAATAAAAAGGATTGCAGAGAGTACCGGTATCTACGATAGTTGCACCATTAGACAAGGGAACATATATCTTATGATGGCGCTTATCGTGTTCACACGAATAGAGCATAACGGACAAGTTGTGCTTATCCATTAGTTCAATAACTTTGGTAGGATTATATTCTTTCGGGAATCTATCGCCATCAAAAAATTCTATGATGTCATCATCCACCACATTGTAATGTGATAGCACATAAGACAAGCCGGCATTGCGGTTCATTCCACGATTACCAGTCTGCGGAACTAGGACATACGGATTGCCATACTTGTCACATTCCAATGCGTCCGCACCAGTAGGGTCATCGAATACGAACACCGAACCTTTCGGAAACTTTGAAATATGCTCCGTTTGATTATGCGAGATTACGATATGATACAACATAGAACTAATAAGACATCACATAAATTTCGCCATTTATCTTTGCGAAATGGATAACGGCTCTTGCAAGAACCGGTTCGCCTTTTCCTTGAGACGGAGAAGACACACCAGAATACATAGGGGCAGGGGGAGACACGGATGTATCGGTTGCTTCAACAAGCAATTCAAAGTTCGGGCGAACATAAGGAACACCAATGGTTCTATTAGATTCTGCCCAGCGCTTCGGATAAACTACCGTGCCATCATTATCCAATGCGGCATAAAAATAAACATAAAAATTCATATCTCCGGGAATAACGCAAAAACGAGCATTAGACCCTAAAGCGCAAATCTCCATTACAATTTCATAGACAACACCATTTGCTAACTTATCAACGGAAAGATACAAGCAATTCTTATTATTAACCTCGTTAATAACGACGGGAACACTTTGACCACCACTAGATGCAGAGGTCTCATAATGATACATATACCACGTCTTCCAAATAAGGCGGTTGTTGCTATCAAACTCAAAATGCTTATACGATGAGCCAACACATTCGTATTCCCAAGATGTATCGCCATTCTTCGGAATTTGTTCAAACTTACCATCGTGGCACACGGTCATCTTTGCATCGTCTGAATATTGGCTACTTGTCACATCAAAGTTAATCAAGGTATCGCCAACCTCGACAGCACCGGTTTTGTAGGGAACAAAGACATCACGAACTATAATCGGGCTAGACGAACTAGAACCACCCGAACCTACGGATTGACGGATAATATCGCCATTCGGATGAATGTGTATTAACTTTCCACTTTCTGGGTTAGCAAAAGTAAGTTCATCCGATGTGTTCTTTGTGAGCCTATAAAGGTATGCACCATTCGGATGCATCTCATACAATGTAGGTTCGGTGTTGTACCAGTAGGATTGACCTACTTGTTGGAACAATCCCGGTTTAGAAGTATCATTGTGATTGATAGAGTAATACAAACTACCAGCCGTGCAACCCTGCATCCAGTCTGCAACAACAACGGCGGGGCGATAGCCACTTTGAATATGACCCACGGACGGAGATACAGAATAAGCACCCCCACCTAGACAAGCACCACAAATGATTTGACAATCTTCATACTCGCCTAGATTGTAATCACCACTACTCAATGTTTTATAAGAACCAACTTTAGTAATACCCTTATTATTCGGATGGGGGCTATTGATAGTCACTGGTGTTTCCGGTGTACTCCAAAAATTAAAGCCGGCAACAAGAACACTAACCGCATAAGGATATGCAGAAAATACATTTACCATATCGTGAGTTAATGTCTTATCCCAGTTGCCATCTACGGAGTATGCCGTGCAATCTAAAATATTTCCTACTGGTGTACCAATACCAATAAGACGAGTATGAAAATTCAAGTAATAGCCATCGGGAACTTTGCCGGCAATAAATATATTGATAGGTTTTCCATACGGAATGACAACCGGAGTTTCCCACGGCCCGGAAGTACCATCGGGATTACTTGCAATAACACCACCAACATCAATGCTAAAATCACTAGCCGAAAGATGAGCAACATAGTTATCAATCATATCTTGAGTGATAACGAAGTCATAATGAATCGACTTTGCAAGTTGATTGGCAGCCATCGGTTTGAACACATCAAAGGCTACATAATCGGTGTGTATATTTTGGTTCGGGTTGTTCTGCATAGCGAAATTCCTTTTAACCTAAATATATAATTTTTTACCACGCTTCGGTTGCCGCGATTATCTTGGCACGGAAATCATACACGGAATTGACGAATTTTTCAATCCTATCCGCATAATCTTGGAAGATACCAAAACGGAATGTCACAAATTGCCCATTGTTTTCGGGTAATTGACCGACAAGTTCTGCCGAAGAAACATGGAACTCCGAAAGGTCATCCATAAGTTGTTTATACGCCTTTCCGTTGTCGGCACAAAGTCCAGAAAGGTTCTGGGCGAGTAGCAGCATTTCGTGAATCAAGTCCATAATAGACCAATATTCGGGGTTCACATACTTTGCACATTTCGGAATAGGATTCCTAAATGTGATGTAGTGATACCTTGTTCCATCGGGAGCTTCTGCATCCACGGACAATAATTGCCCAAGACTGGTACTATCGGAAATCGTAGATACCGTTATACTCTCGGTAGGGAAAATATGGAACTTATATGCATCTCCGGAGCCATAAGACTTGGATTCCGTTTCCAAGGGTTCGTGGTATATCGTCATCTCCGTTGCCCGCGATTGAGACATATACGATGAATGACGGAACACTATCTTGGATGGGTCACTTACCAAGTAATACAAATCCGTACCAGATTTAGTCTTGGCATACTTACCATTAAATTCCGCAGACGGCATTTCCTTATAGTTGAACGATTTCATTGAAAGAAGATTGCCATACACACCAAAGCAAGGGAACTTAATTTCCCTGCCCTTATCAATGGAGTAGCCGATAATGTCCGCAAGTTCTTCATTAGCATCCGAAGACCTAGCCATATAATCGTTATAGATAGAGACAAAGGTTTCGGGTCTAGTCTGGGCTTCTTCTTCATCGTTGGCAGGGATATTGCCATCGGGGAACAACACGCTACCCATAGTGTATGGTTCGCCCTTGAGATAGTGTGGGCCACTTGCTTGATGCTTATAGAGTGCTTCGGTAAGTGTACCAAGTTCGGGGTCATACACGTGTCCTTGATTCATACCTTGAGCAAAGATGTATTCAAGAACCGTCCCGGTATCGCCCACGGCTTCATTTACTTTTTTCCCTGCCGGCACATTGATGAGATTCACGATAGCCTTGTTTGGAACCCAATGGGGCGAATAGATGGCTTCATTGAAACCAGCCATATCCATATCTATCGTAGATGGAAGCATTACGAACGCAAACTTATCAAGATGATACACGGCTTGGACGCCATCGCCTTCTTCAACGATAGTATCGGGAGCATCCCCCTTGGATGTCAAGAGAATGTAAGCATTCTTCGGAGTACCATCATTGTATGTACCGAACTTATTGCTCGACACAAAAGTAAGTCCGGGAATACCCATCAACGGCTTAATGCTTTCTTCCACCACGGAAAGATTATCCGCTACAAACGATGGAGTAGTCATATAAAAGGTGTCTTCGTCAAGACTACCCTTATAGCCAGTAGCGGCTTGTCCGGCATCCACGAATGCTTTCATCATCGCATCATAAAATTTCTTGAAATGTGTACCATCCGTGATGTTGTTATCCGTGGCATAGGCATTAGCAATCGCACCCCAATAATTGTTCATCATTACGATGCCACCAAGCGATGTTTGCTGGTCCATCGGTTGATTCGGGTCATAGGCATTAAGCACACCGCCAATAAATTGCAGGGCTTCGTTGCGGAGACTAACACCACTAGAATCCACAAGATTATACAAGTCCGTCAAAGTTTTCGGTATCTCAAGATTCTGCCCATTGGCATTCTTGTATGCGATATAGTTTTGCAGGGCGTTGATGAATTGGATTCGTGTAATGATATAAGCCGATTGCCAACCCTCAAAAGCCGTCTTCATCGCATCCGTGACAACCTTGCCAAAGATAACAGAGACATCGGTACTCTTGGCATTCGCATCAGTTTGGATGTCCGTTCCGTTAATTGTGGTCTTGGATGTATCAAGTTGTGCGAAAGTTTTACAAGTGATTAAGGGGTGTCTTTCCGGGCCATTACCCCTATCATAATCACGACGGGGATAAAAATTGTTCACACCCGGAATGAATGCATCCGTGTACGAACTACCCCAATAATTCAAGGCTTGTCGAAGCAACTGCATCGTATTCGGCAAATAATATGGAATGCCGTTGAGATACCAAGTTTCCGGGTTCTGGTAATCAAATTGAGTAATGTACGATGCATCCCTAGTGACCATTATGGGGTCCGGCATCGGAAGCGGAATCGGGCAAAAACCTTTACCCGGTGGATTATTAGACACCGGGTAGCCATTAAGTTGTGATGCTATTGCCGGCTTATACCAATATGCCGTAGTGACATTTGGTACGATACTATCCAGCAACGGCAAGGGCATAATCTTGACATACAAAGCACCCCACCACTGCTGAATCATGGCGATATAAGTCTGCAAGCAAAGCATACCATCCGTCATTGAAATCAATGCGAGAACGGTAGCCTTGATAGCCGCTTTTGCACCTGCCACCATATCCGCAGACATACTCCCGGTTTGGGTGGCAAGAAGACCCATCATATCATAAAGATACCAATAGTTCGCTTCGCCCATATAACGCCGAAGAATAGGTGTATCTTGTAAGATTTCCCATGCTTCTTTTGCGGCATCAAGGGTCATTGTACCGGTAAAATCAGCCCCAAGGTCATTGAGCTTGTTCAACATTTCTTCGTACATCTTAACGATTTTATCAAGGCGTTTTTCCCAAGCCTTGAGTTGTCGGTCGATTGTACGGAGCGATGCATTTTTACCCTTTATCAAAGGAGCAACCAAAAAATGCATCGTCTCATAAGCCTTTCTAGCACCGAATACCGTTGCTTCAACGAACGAATTATTCTCGGCGGTGGCAACCCCTGCGTTGTCATCGCCAATAGAATCGGAAGCTCCATCGTCTTCCAAAAGCGAACCAATAGCGGAAAATAAGGACATTGACTAGCCCTTTCTCATATTGACCTTGTTCAAGATACCCTTATCCATAATGTAGTTGATGTATGCATAAAGGTGTTTGCAAGGGGCGGCGATTTGTTTCGGATTGTTAATCTTTTTATTCGGGAAACCAGTAGCCGGGTTCGTGGAACGAATCTTTGCCAAGGGGTCTTGTACATAATATGTGAATGCAGGGCAAGAACACTTAATGTATGACACTGGACTCAAAAAACTTACCTTACCGGCTTCATCTCTCTGCAATTCAATAGTCATCGTGTAAAGACCAGTAGAACCAACGGCAGAACCCTCAAGGACTACGGACCCTTGATTCTTCTTCGCACGGAGATGGCGAACCTTGGGCATCGCCTTACCCTTAAAAAGAGCGTGGTAGTTATTTGCAAGTTGTCGAAGCGGTATGTACATATTAGACCTCGTTTTACTTAAATATAACTAAATACTAGGTCGTGACCCAACCTTTTTCGGTATAATAGAAACCTTGTTTGGATATAGTGTATTGCTCCGTGGTATTGGTCTGGGCTTGAGCAACGATAGGAGAATCAAGAGATGGACGGCTATAATAAAAAGAACCCTCGGCTACTTGCACCGTTCCACCGGTCGGTTCGGGATTCGGAGATACCGGGGTATCTTCTTGTACGTCGTTAAGCAAGTAAGCAACATCTTTTCGGAATTGCTCGAAACCCGCTTCTGCCCCCGAATGATTACACCACATGGCAGGGCAAAGTTTCCCGGTCACTTGATTGTGCATCACGATATTGGAAACCTTGATGCTAAATTCATCGCAGAGCCAAGCACAAAGTTGAATTGCCGACATATAGGTATCATTACTAAAATACCAATCGTCATCCATAGGGTCACATTTCTTTCGGCCGGCTTTGCAAGAGCAAATTTCAACATTGATAGAATTGCTATGCCCCACGATACCTGCGTGGCTCATTGCCATCGGACCAGTATATGCGGATGGCCCCCAACCCGGTACAATGCATTGGTTCTTCTTGCCAACGGCAGAGCCACAACTGTATGTACAATAGTAAGTCTTGGGGTCCACCATCTGCCAAATTCTTCCGGGGCCAACCATATAATGAGCATTAGAACCACGCTCATTGTAGGACTTGTAGATGGAAAGCATCGCCCCGAAACTATCAGAAAATCCGCTAGTAAAATGAACAACGATATAGGCAGGGCGATTCCTGCCCCACCTTTTAATATTGCTCCAAAGGCGATATGTAGATGTCATAGACGGCTTGGAAACGGACATAATGCCCCCGACTAATAGATTTCTACGGTCATATCATAGCGGTCAAAAGGGGCATCCGTTGTGCCAGCGGCGAAACACTTGATGCGACCGGACAACTCGAATCCTTCGGGTGTCGTGGCAGACAAGTTGTATGTCTTCGTGTTCACACCACCGGAGCCGGATGGGTTATTGTACCCCCCATTGTCCGCACCGATTTCAAACTTGACATTAGGGAATGCTCTCTTGAGAGCGTCACGGATATTCCAAACACCACTCCAATCCGTATCGTGGAAAAATCCCCTAGATAGGGGATTAACTACTTTTTGCATAGCATCCCTATACTCTTTGCGAGTGTGGGGTTTTGCAGATGTTTCATTTACGGTAATAATCATAGGTTGGAACTCCTAACCTAAATATAAGTTATTTCGTAGCCTTGAGTTCTTCATCAATGAGTTCGGACTGCAAGCGTTCCCACATTAACATCGCATAAGGTGCGATAAACTTATGATAAAGAGATGCTTGAATCATACCAACAAGAATTGGCATAGGAACTCCGGTCATAGCCCCAGCAACGACGCTAGATAAGACATCGTGTGCGGCATTAGTTGCCATTGCATAAGCCATTACAAGGGGAACATCGTTGCCGTGTTCGAGCTTGGTAGAAGCAAGTTCCTTGAACGACTTGTACATACTGTCCTTGCGGGATTCAATCTTTTGGATAATCTCGCCAAGGTCATTCTTATTGAAAATCTTGGATGTTTCCTTGAATCGCTTGAGAGTGTCTTCAAAATCGGATTCAAAAACTTTCTTGAGTTCTTCGATGTCTTCGTTATCGTGTTCTGCCATAATTGGCCTCCTTATTGATACGACTAGAATATAAGTAATTATCAATGGGTTGTCAAGAGATTTATTGAAAATTATTTGATACAAATATATTACATTGTCAATCGTTCCAAAATTTCTTGATAACACCCTCTTTAGCATATCGGGTAATCGACGAATATGCAGATGTCATATTGCTATAATGAGTAGGTACGATAGCCAATAATTGTTGAAGATTATATTCGGGATGCTTTTCCGCTTCAATCCGTAGGGCATCAATCGTCCTTGAAAATGTAGTGCTTCGCTTACCCAACTTACTTCCGGCAGGGGTCTCATTCTCCCCTAATCGGTCAAAGATAGGTTTCCAATAATCCCAATCTGCGGGATAAACAAAAATATCGGGATGCTCCCACGGAACTGGTGGAACAAATGGATTATCGTGTGTTCCGAACCTAGCACCCCATTCTTTATCAACGATAATAACACCAAGCCCCAATTCTTGAACAATGATTCGTTTTGAATCGTCATGGAGCGTTCCGGTCGGTACGGCTATGTACGATACGGAAGCAACACTTCGCCATCGGCAAGCCTGGGCAAGAACTTTAAAATTGAACTGGGTCTTGGCTTCTATTGTAAAAACTCGCTTGCCATCTTCATAGACCATATCACACGACACACCCGATGTACCTACTTCTTCGTGAAGATGGAATCCGGGAAAAAGATTGGATTTCTTGATAGCGTTGCAAAGTTCAACTTCGGAAAATTTAGGTGTCGGCTGTTTCATAGGTTTTACCTTTTTTATGGGAATAACATTTCCCCGAATACCCAAAATGCCCATATTATCTCAAGTATTGAACATCGTCTTCTTTAAACGCTGTTCGCTCCCAATTCTCAATAAAATAAGACACGGGAATATTGGCATAATCTAAAGATGGAAACACGATAACGAATCCATCGCTAGGTTGATACTCACACGATATGTCGGAATCCCAATCAATCTTGGCTTGAACCATAACGGCTATCTCTTGACACGTTGAAGATAGTCTAGTGTTTAATGTTTCCGCAGACTTTAAAAGATTTTCTAATTTACTCATAGTATCTCCTAAATGTTTACACTCATAAGCAATGCGTCGTTCCCACACCAATTCCGTAAAATATTAGTCATAGCATACTTGATATGTGTCGCATAAAACTTTGACCCAGACACAATGCTATGCACATCACTAGAATCTTTCTTTCGCAGATTACCAAAATAAAGGTCATCATAGATGGGGAACATCTTATGAGCCAATTTAGGATTTTTCTTTACGGTTTCCATCCGAACTTTAAAATCTGCAAGGTCATTAAGTGTAAGAACAAAATCCCAATCATTATTTTTTGGTTTAAGTTCATTAGTCTTCGGAGCGAGCTTGAGATTACCACGATTACGATTAAGAACCCATTGAACAACCCAATAAGCATCCGTCATATCAAGTTGTGGCAATTCAACGAGCCTTGCAAGTTGCTTATAACTTTGATTCTTTCGGTAAGCGTCAAACCATTCGTCAAAATCTTCAAAAGACACAAGCCGATGCAGGGAAAAATCTTTAACCGACTTGATACTTCGTTTATGGGAATAAACTTCTTCCATTTCGCGGTCTAACCGTTCCATATCGGTGTCCATCTTTTCTTTATACTTTGTATAAAGATTAGTCTCGATTTTATCAAGATACTTCCAAGACTTTTTAAAGCCGCCAACATAATCGGCATTCACAAGAAACCAATCAATGCTTATTCCCATCATAATTCTCCGAATTAAAATATTCAACCATCTCATTTGCTAATGATTCCGTCCGATTTAAAGAATCGGTACTTACTGCGACAAATTCCCCGCAAATAATCCAATCGTGTTCATCGCCATCAACCGGGGAATCGTTATGCAAATAAGTGTCAATAGGACTATCGCACCCATCACGAATGCTAGGGGCTATGAGCAATGACTTATCGTGTACACGGACAACAAATGAGCCTTGTTCATGGTCTATCGCAACTAAAGATAAGCGCCTAGCCATAATCAAATCTCCATATTTTCCTTGTTGTCAATTTTAATAAAATCAGAATGCTTCTTATCTAGCATAAGCCGTCTATTGCCTTTAACACGCCGTTGCCTATCGTGTTTAGGATTACATTTTCCATGATTGGAAAATCCACGGTATCTGCGATACTTTTGAAATTCGTTATAATTATTTTTATAATGAACACCATCGGCAAGCATAATGGCATCTTGCTTATCGCCAGTGTTTTCGGTTCGTAATACTTTACGGATTAAGCGGCGAACCCTGCCGTATGCATGGTCTCTCAAGTCTTTAATTGTCTCAAGCATCTTATGGCTCCGGAAAAAGTTTTTTCAATTCCGCTTCGAGACCGTCCACATATTTCTTATAATGAGATGCATCCTTGTACACATACGAATGTGAATAATACACGAAATTGGATAAAAGATTGTTTTTGCATTCCAAACTATGATACAAATACAAGACACCGATAAGTTCATTGTAAATAGCGATGTCGCAAGTTGCTGGTCTTCCGGTAGGTGTACCCAAAGTCCAATCGGGGATTTCCGTATCGGGTTTTTCCTTGTTGATTTTCTTCACAAATGCGTTTACTTGTTTAAGCATATCCATAATAGAACTCCTTAAATACGGCTACGATATTCCCAATGGCCATCCGGGGCATCCGCGTATGCATCCTTATGGTTTTCGTTATTAAGCATCTTGAGAAGCATAGGCAATTCGTTGTCATCAACGTTGCATATTCCATACGAAATGAAAGATGGGCGGTTGTGAGCATAAGTAGTATGATATTCAAGAGATGTCTTGAATCCGTGGCTATCAACAAAACAACAATGAGTGACCGTAGCGGTTTCATCAAAGATATTGTAGGGTTTATGATGATTCACTTGGACAAAATGGATATTAGGGAAAAAAGCCCTAACAGTCGCAGTAAATTCTTCTCTTATCATAATAATTCTCCTAAATTGTCAATCCTAAATCAGTCATTAAGCACTCGAATGGCTTATTATTCCTATAACCGAACCAAGACCGCATACGGAGACTAATAATATCTCCGATAGTTGTAATAGACTTGGAACATAAATTAAACATATCGTACTCTAATTTCTTCGGCTTCGGCAATTTCAAGAACATAGAATAAAGTTGATTCGCATTGTCTGCGATAGATACGGCATCCATCTTATTTACAACGGAATATTGTTTAGTGTCCGTATCATACGCGATATAACCATATACTAGATGTTTCTTCAAAGCCGTCCATTTCGATTTGAATAACTTCTTATCGGTATGTGATTCATATTCCTTGACGTACCCATTAAACGCTTCCAAATGGTCATCGCCAAAACTAAATGGGGAATTAAAAGAAAAATCAGTACCAACGAAAGCATAAATGATTTTCTGCATATTATTTCCTTTTGCCTAGACTCATCAAATTATCTGGGCTACAATGACTAAACACACCATCGGCATTAACGATGTAATCGCCACGCGGAACACAAAGAGTATTCGCAAGTGACAACTCAATCTTAATTTCATCCGTATCGGGATTCACACAAACACAACCAAGTTCAACATCCTTGAGAACCGTGGTTCGAATAGTTCTCCAATTATCGCCCATCCAACGAATAGCCACAATAGACCGGGGATGCTTCGGTTGCTTTGCAGTCACAACGGCCGTTTTTTCCGAAATGGCTTTAGACTGGTTTTTCAAAATATTTTTATGTTGTTTATTGTAATTCATAAATCAAGCCCTATTCCTATTCCATTGAACACAAACAAGCATATAAACCGTTTCCTTACCACCGGAGCAACAAGAGACACGGATATAATAATTCCACAAAACACTCCAATACTTTACAGAACCGGAATAATATTCAAGAGAAACCTTATCTTGAGAAAGACACAAAGGCTTACCATCAAAAAGGTGCAGTTCTTCCATACGCTTGACCATAGATACATTATCCACGGAACAATATTTTGAAAAGAATGTACCAATAGTATTCTTCAAGTATTGAGCCATATCAGTTTCATCTTTGGGCAAGTATGATTCAATATGTTCTTGGTGTTCCGTCTTGTAATACACGGCAATAGAATTAAAGCCCTTGCTTACATCAACCGCGTTGCTATTTTCTTCTGCCATAATGTTTCTCCCTTAATCAAGGTCAATATCTTCAAATTCGTAAGTGACATTATAATCCCCATTATCGCTCACGATGGACACCCCACGCCAGATATTCCAATTAGCGATATGTTGGGTCTGCCACTCAAAAAACTTGGTTAGCACCAAATCCGGTTGCTTATCAAACCCATTGTCTTCTTTGGGGTCATAATGCATCGTGGTCGGGGGGTTCGGGTCATTATTGTAGCGGTCCAGAAAAGTAATCTGGCAAGGCGATACAAAGGCTACAACCTTTACTTCTTTAACGAAATAGTCCACGATGCGATGGAGTTCATCTTGATTGAGACTACGGCACGGCCCAAACTTCAAGTCGTGTCTTCCATTCACATTGACTAGGAAAATGGTATTCGCAGACATAAAAAAGTCTCCTAATTATGGTGTTGTCCATCTTGAATATAACTAAATATCACGATGTTGTCAAGAGACTTTTGTAAAAATTTATGAAATTCCTAAAAACTATCTAGTGACTTACTCATTTTAGATATGATTCTTTTGGCTTCTTTCTTGTAATCCATTGTATCTTTAGAGCCAACGGCATTCCAAATACCAATAGTTCCGTCTGCATTGTGAACCCTAATGGTATGCTCCCGAATAAAAGTCTCACGGATGGACAATTTAATGAAATAGGGATATACAGCATTAGAGATATGATAACGAACCCCACCCACGTACATCAAATCCTTATGAGCCAAGTCTTGCTTAACTTCGGTCACAAAGAAAATTGTCGGGTTCATCATACCATTTCGTTCTTCGGGTAGATAGAAAGCTCTGCCGACCATATTATCCGAAAACTCCTTGATGCGAGTCTCCGGGGTGGGTTCGGGGATAAATGTTTCTGCGAGTGCATTACGGAGTCTATCTACCACTTTGATAAGTGACTCAAGACTTCGACATTTCCGCATAGACCATATAATTCCATTGATATGTCTTGGTATCTTTGTAGCCATAGTAGATATAATATACGGCAATACTAGAGCATTAAAAAAAAATCCCTATACAAAATGTATAGGGATTCGTGTTCATTTGAAGATAATATCAAGTGACATCTTTGAAAACAAAAAGACCCTCATCGTTTGACAACGGAATTTTGCCCCCTGCTACCGTACCCCAAGATGGGTTGCCATCGGAATCGGTCACAAGCACCTTGTTCTTGTCTTGTTCAGTCACTTCGGGTAATCCGTTTCCGGGTGCCGTAGTCACGGACAAGTCATCGTCTTCGTTTAATACGAAAGTATAAACAAGAGTACCATCGGAATCCGTCACCGGCCCGGAGAACACGAATGCCGACTTGGAATCTATCGTGGACAATGCAGAAAGTGGAACTATGGCAATAGAACCATCGGACTTGTGCCACTTGAGTTCGTGTAGCAAGCCCTTGTCATACATAGCCTTTACTTGGGCATAGGTCTTGTCTATTCGCCACCCATCTTGAGTGTTGTCTTCGGTAGGTGTACTTGCAGAACTAGCAACGGATGTATCGTGAAGCGATAGGGCTTCAACATATACATCGTAAGGGTCTATGCCGGGGGTGTATGGTTGTGACATAATCTACTCCTTTATTAGACGGACAAAATACTTTGACGATTTTGAATATGCACGGACGGTTGTACTAGATGAATGTAGTACCCTACCGATGGTTGTGTAAAGTGATGTAAGGGCTATGTATTCCATATTACATCATAGGCATCACGAGGAAACCGCAAAATGTCGCTGCAATACTGAATGAATTTCATCGTTTAAACTCTATAATATTTCAAAATCACGCAAACGTCCATCGACTGTCCGCATATTACCAATCTTTTTCAAGGTAATAGACTTGGATGGGCGTGTATTCAATGACACACTTAAAATAGAATCTCGACCGCTACCGTCTTCAATGGAATCAATTTTGCGAATATCAGCAATTCCAATCTCCTTAAAGCCCGTAGCCATAGAAGTTACTTGGTATTGATAAGTATAGGTCGAGTGTTTCCACACAACATCGGTATGTACATGACCACCCAGGAAGCAATAGAAGCCAACACCCGAATTTTTTTGACTGAAATCTGCGCTTACGCTGTATGCATAAGTTCCTCCGCCTTCTGTGTTGTAATAAGAAGCATCACCACTCATTACAATATTAGCGGAGTAGTTGCACCCGTTCACAAATGCGTCAATAGCATCGGCGAAGAAATCTGTTTCCATATAATTAAAGAGGTAATCGGGCAACGTGCGATACGTCGTGCTAAACAACTTGGTTGTATCAACTGATGCTAACGCCGAGAACGGGTTGTGCAATAATACGATTACGTTGTAGTCTTGTGGTGTAGAAAGCAACGTATCAAGGAACCATTGCGCCTGGTCTTGCTGGATAAAACGATAGTCCGGGCGGCACTTGTAAGAAGGCCACTTCGTCTTTACGCCAGTTGCAGTAAACATATTGATGTCGTTTACAGCCTGGAACGAATACTTCGTGTAGCCACTTACGTTGACAATATCGCCAGCAGAATAAGTAGCAGAACCCGAAATAGCAGGCTTGGAAGAATCATAGGTGACTGGTGCCCAAACTTCGTCATAAATAGAGAGGTCGGACTGGTACTCGCAAGGAACAATCACACGCAATTTATTCGCAGAAAAATCTTTATAATAATAAGCCTTACCGCTGGTGTATGCCCCATTGTCAAGCCATCCCTTTGTTACAAGAGGGGCTATAAAAGCATCGTACAATTCTTCCTGTGTTTTTCCGAACTGAACATAATAATCACGTCCGCAGTCGTGATTGCCAAGAGCAAGCACAACGGGTTTTATAGATTTTCTAATCGCATTGATAAAGTTAGTCCGGTCGCCACTATTAGAAAAATCGTCTTTCACGTAGTCACCAAGACCGAACACAGAATCTACGGTAGGTGTATCATTACCAAGACGAACAACATTATCAACAGATGTAGTATATCCGTGAGTGTCTGTACATATCACGGCTTGGAATCCCTTATAAGTTGAATCGAAATGGGTACTATTCAAATGGTAGTGGCAAGCTGCAAGCATACCAGGTAGAGATTCGGTTTCTACGACCTTGAAAACATCTAACGTATCTTCATCTTCTTTATTGATGGAAGGTTGTTGAACAACAAGTAACTTAATAATGTTACCAACTGCGGCTCGACCTCCAACTTCTACAAAATCTGTACCCTCTGGGACATGGAATGACATCGTTTGCCCTTCTTTATTGGAAGTGGATATTCCAGTGAGCCATTCCTGGAGTAGTACATAATTTCCTCCAATATTGGCACGAACAATAAGTTTAGCCTTATGACTTTCGGTAATTATAGGGTCCCATAAATCGTCACCAATAAATAAGGTATAATCTCCGCCTTCGTCGAAAATATGCCCTTCGCCACTTGTTGCGTATTGAGTGAAAGCGTATGTAGTGCCGTTGCCTGTAAATTGCACATAGGTACAATCGTTGTCAACATTTCCGTCAATACACGATAATTCAAAAGTGCGTATATCTTTTTCTTTGAGTCTGCAACCAAATTCGATGTAGTCGGTATTATTAGGAATTTTGATAAGTAAATTTTTAGGAATTATTCCGTTATAAGAAGATTGAAAATTCTTCTTGTAGAGTGCAAGAAGTGGGTGGAAAGAATTATTTATTAAATGAGCTCTAATTCCAACAATAAAACTGTCAAGACGGGGACCCAAATCCGAAGAAAATTCGACATTATTCAAAGTAACGTTGTAAATTTTACCTTCTTTCAAACCAGTAATATTTTCGTAGGAATAAGTTGTTCCCTTTCCAATTACGGAAACGCTTCTCACGATGTCATCTGCGGTGTATGCGCTAAAAAGTTGAAGGCCGATTTTAATATCGCTCTGCGCTCGAAAACCAATTTCTACGCTTGTCGCTCCCGCAGGAACAACAAATTCAATTTCCGAATCAAGAGTTTTTCCGTTCTGGTAATCTGCATAAGTATAAGAAAACAAAAAATTGTAATTAGTGCCTATCTTTGCCCTAATAGCAAAAATATTCTGGTCGCCTAAGATGCCTGCTGGCAAAGTCCATGTAGTTTCGGAAAGTCTAACCATGTACTTACATCCAGCCACAACGTCGTCAGACTCGACGAATATATAGGTTTTACCTTGGCCTATCAAACTAAAATTTGCCAAGCTCGCAGAAAACTCAATAGCTTCAACATTGCAATAAATCGGTGTTCCGATGTTGGCTCGTCCTCCAACTTCTACAATGTCAGTACCAGTCGGGATAGTAACGCAAATGTTTTCTGGCAAAACCTTGCTACTGTGCAATTCGTCATAAAACGAATATTCGTATAACACTGTATAGGCACCGTTTACCTTCGCTCTTATAGCAAATTTATTAAGGAATACTGGTGTATTGTACACATCCGCCCATACAACGTTTTTCAAAGAGAAATTGTAACTTTTGCCAGCCACAAGACCTTCAATTTCCGTGTAGGCATACGATTGACCTTGCCCCACAAAAGAGACTAGTGGTTTTTTCGAACCATTACAAAGATTTACATTGACACAGTTAATAGTAGCATCGTCAGCATCGGCATCACTCCATGCGCCATAGTGGTTATCTTTAAACCTCTTGTAACGCCCCATGTATAAGACACCTTGACCCCTTACATAAGGTTCGTTTTCCGTCCTTGTCGGGTCAAACTTTTCTGCAAAGTTGTTGAAAATCTTCTCAATGTCAAACTTGCCCGTACTGTTGGCGTCGTTGAGTGCCAAGTAGCCTTCGCTCTTGTCGGACAATTCGCTTATTTTATTAGTGCCATACTGCACTAGAGCATAGACATCATCAACTGTGGCAACATCAAAATCATTGTCACTCCAATTTCCACTATGGGCATTCTTGCACTTATAGAGAACACCATCCTTCCAATAGCATTTACCAGCAACACAAGCCACATCCGACTTGAACTCTTTTGCAAAGTTGTTCAAAATCGTGACAAGAATACTAGTGGCAAGTTTCTTCGTACCGATAGAAGCATTATCCACGGCAAAGAAAGTATTGGCAAGCCAATCGGAACGGGTGGCTTCCGTGGACAACGCAGAAATTCTCTTGAGGTCAATGGATTCATCAGCCATATTGATAATACTCCTTGGCGAACGAGTCGCCCATAACATTTACTTACTTAAGTATAACCAAATTTTATCATAAAAACAAGGTCAAGTGTCTCTTACAAGTCTCAAATACCTACCACCAGTCTTGTCAATCCCAGCATAAGACATAATGTCACTCAACTGGAACATCCAAGCATAGGCTTGAGATGGGTTGCTCTCAACGGCATCGGTCGTGTAATACTGGGCTATACTATCTACATAATGGAAATCGCCATCATAATAACCACCCGGTAAAATATTCATATCATAGGCATCCGTACCGGCACCTCCCAATCGCCAGCCACTTGTAGATTTCAAAAACTTACCGGCAACATCCGGCCCACCACAAGCATTACAAAGAGCTTGCCAATCCGCTTGTGTTGGAACTCGCCAACCGGGGATAATGGACTCCCTATGGTCATTCAAGTATTTTACAGCGGCCCAGTTGTACATTAAACCAATGCGAGAACCATTCTCGCCATAACGATATTCGTCATTGTTGAAATAATTAGCCCTTGGTTCAGATGCAGATGTGCCACTAGCACCGATGGTCAAGTTTTGAAACTTGTAATCCAAATTTTCGGACATCCATTCCAAACCACCAAGAGGGACCGTATAATACTTCCGTCCACCTATATAATCACAATCGTAACAAGCAACTTTCAATCCGTCAATAATAGCGAACCCCGTGTCATTCTCATCTACAAGGGCATTACCATCATGGTCGGACAATGCGGATATTTGCGAAGCAATGGCTAACGGCTTAATAATATCCACAAAGAACAACCCATTCCCATCGGAATCGGAAAGGACATTGTTTTCATGGTCGCATAAAGCACCGGCGCTACCGATAGCCAAAACTTTCTTCATAAATATAAACCTATCTCAAAAATAATGGTTATGTCATTATGTGGATTCAACGATTCTCAAAGTAGCAATACCAGAAAATGCTTCGCCATGATTCACGGTATCATTATGATAATGCAAAGCCGCATTAAACTCTGCGACATAGGACACATTGTTCTGCTTAAACATAAGCATCACGTGGAAATCTACGGCGACATAGGGCCTAGTAGTTGCACTATCAAACAAAGTTAGTTCGTGTACCCAATTTGTTGAAGAACCAATAGTATTCGTACTACCAAGTAAAGTCTGTACACTATTGGAGGGTCCATCGTTATTAGTACCCGTATAGGATTCGCTAGTGCAACAAGTACACTTTGAAAGCATATACACATCGGAAGCATTTACGAGCCAAGCATTTTCTGAATGGGTCGCATCAAGAGATACAGTGCAACCCCAAGATACATACCTAAAGTCAAGACGAACTTGCTTACCACCATACTTTGCTACGATATACCAAATAGGGGGAGAAATAGAACCTTCAATATAACCGGCATTACTAAAAGAACGCCTTGCAGCGGACAACTTAAAAAAACCGTTAAACAGAGACCATGACAAGTTTTCGCCAACAAGAAACGGAATCATCCCGGACATATCCATATTTTCGGGAGACACCGCACCCGGAGCAAGTTTCCCATGGGTGACACTTTCGGGTTGTAAAGACCTACTAGGTACGGAATCATCGCCCATAGCCCTAGCGCTAACAGCCCTATCCGCAAATTTAGGTTCGGTCACACTCTTATCTGCCATAGCCATAGTGCCAATGGACTGGTCATCCAATTTATCAGCCGTGATGGATTTAGGTGCGTATTTAGATGTACCAATACTACCATCACGAATCCGTTCTGGTTCAAAAGTACCGGAGTTAATCTTGCTTGCGTCAAGGTTGGGTATATCCGATGCATCCAATGTAGCATACCCCGTGACAAGACCTTGAGCATTCACGGTAATTTTGGTATAAGTACCCGCTTCTACAAGATTCGGCAGGGTTATGTGATAGACTCTTTGGTTATTAACTACTTCGGGTTCAATCACTACGGAGTCATCGGGGCTATCCATCGTGACATCTGCAACAATCCACCCGACTTCTCCGTGTTCCCCGACTACACCAAAAACCCTATTCTGGAATCCATCACCGGGCAGGGGTAATAAAGCACCGATGTAGGTGTCCACATTGCCAATGCGGACTTTCAACCCGGTTGTATTATTGGCATCTACAATATGCAATGCACCCTTGATAGGGTCCGTAGCACCATTTGGCAAAAAACTATTTCGTTCGGTTAAATTTATTCGGTGCCGGCTATCTATTTTAATACCATCGCCATCCTTATAGGCGATACCCAACGGAAACAACACACCACCGAATTTAATATAAGCAATCTTATCGGTAGAATTAAAACCAATCTCACGGTCGGAAAGATTCATCTGCAAAGAAGCGTCATTATTTTCCGTGCGGTGCAACTGTTTAGACGGGATAGTAGCCATAGTTCAAATTCCTTTTGCTTATACTAAATATACATTATTTAGGTGGCAAGTGTTATTTCGATGGAGTCATCCAAGGCTACTGGCTCACATCCCATAAGAATCAAGTATGCAGACCATTTAATTACAAAATCCTTAAACTTCCGTCTCATCTTCGTTTCTTTATTTTTACGGCGATGGTTTTCCATCCACACTGGGTCCGTCTTATGAGCATCATAAAATCGCTTTTTCTTCGCTTTTACCTTTTCGGGATTAGCCTTTTCCCAAGCCCGGTTCTCTGCTAAACATTCGTCTCTATTAGCCCAATATCGCTTTTTATTTCTAGCCCTAGCACCAAGTTTTCGCTTCTCAATAGATTCGGTAGAACGATTTGGGTGCTTTATATGTTTTGGTTTAACGACTACGGGTATCTCCGCTATTCTAGCACGGAGTTTCGCCCAATCTATGTCATCTGCCATTATTGCCTCAATATCCGTTTGCAACAAAATATCAACGGATGCTTATTAAAAACGGGGCATAAGGCAACCGAGAAAACCTAGCCCCATTATGCCCTGCCCTATGAGTGTTGGAACGAGAGTTCCGTGGACACGGCACTCTCACAATTTAGTAAAATAAGTTTGAACCACCACTAATGGAGTGGTGGGATTTCGGTATGGATGACTATACCCGATTCGGTTTCTTTCCAATAGATATTGGCTTTCCTAAAGGCTTCGGACATAGAAGCAACAAGGATAGCCGCTTGTGCCGAAGAAATATGGTGGAATCGGAATTTAATGGATGTATGGTCATCTGTGATAGAGTCTTCTCGTTTTTCCAAAACGAGACCCATATTATCCCAAATGCCTTCGGCACGTCTTACAAGTTTCTTGGCATAAGCATCAAGTCCGCTTGTCATCGGGGATTCCTTTCCGAACCATATTCTTTCGGAAACTTATTAAAGTTAATGCAAGATGTCACACCCTTGGACTTATTAGCACAATAAGAAAAGGAATTGCACTTGTTGCAAATGGAATTATTCTGCTTATTATTTTCGGTCATTTTTATACCTTGGGTTAAAAATAGAAACCCACGATTAACCCCGTGGGCTGGGCTTTATTAAATGGTAGCCACCAATTATGCTTTCTTGGTGGTCTTCTTTGCCGGAGCAACCTTGGTGGTCTTCTTGGCATCAACCGACTTTGCGGTCACTTTCTTGTTCTCGATTTTCTTTGTCATTGTTTGTTTCCTTTGCCCTTTATAGGGCGGTTTTGGTTTGTGAGTTTAGT